TGAGGTCGGCAAGCGGCACGGCGAGCGCCCCACCCTTCTCGATGGTCGTCACAGTCATGAAATGGCCTTTCGCATGAAGCCGATGCGGATCGGCCCGCGCGGTCCGGAAGCCGCGCGGGCCTGTTGGTTCCCCGGAAAGCCGCTCAGGCGGCGGCGAACTTCATCAGCTTGATCGCCTCGCTGTTGGCGACCGCGCCGCCGATCCGCTTCACCGCGTAGAAGTGCACGAACGGCTTGTTGGTGAACGGATCGCGCAGGATGCTCGTCTCGTTGCGCTCGGCGATCACATAGCCATGGGCGAAATTGCCGAAGGCGATCGACAGGCTGTCGGTGCCGATGTCCGGCATGTCCTCCGCCTCGATCACCGGATAGCCCAGCAGCGTGGCGGGGTTGTCCGCGCTCATGGCCGGCTGCCAGAGGAAGGCGCCATCGCTCGTCTTGAACTTGCGGATGCGCGCCAGCGTCGCCGCGTTCATCACGAACGCCGCGCCTTGCCGATAGGGTGCCTTCAGCGCCTGGACGAGATCGATCAGCCGGTCCTGCGGATTGGCCGCTGCAAAGCCGCCCGCCGCGCCGGACGCCACATATTGCAGCGTGCCGAAGGCGCGGGTCGCGTCGGCCTCGCTGGTCGTCGTGTAGGTCAGGAAGCCCTTGGGCTTGCTGGTGCCGTTGCCGCTGACGAACGCCGCGCCTTCCGCCCTGGCAAATTCGCGCGCGATCTCCTCGGCCAGCCAGCCCTCGACGTCGAACTGCGCGTCGTCGAGCATCGCCTGGCTGGCCGACGGATTGGCGAAGAGCTCGCCCGCCGGCGGCGCGATTTCCTGGAAGGTCGGCGTCGCCGTCTCGGACCGCGCGCCGGTTTCCGACGCCCAGCCCGAGACGATCCCGCCCGTCGTCACCAGCTTGCGATAGCCCGCCGATCCCGTCCGCACGACATTGGCGATCGCCCGGATCGGCGAGATGGCCTTGAGCGTCGTCTCGATCATCTGGTCGATCTCGCGCGGCACGGCATAGCCGCCGCTACCGCCGCTCGCCCCGCTGAAGCTCTTGAGCTCGACGCCCGCTTCGACGCCCCGGCGCAGGTAGCGCTCGGTGAACGCCGCCCGGGCGGGGTCGAGCGCGCTTCCCTTGGCGCCGTCCAGCGGCGGCCGCGCGGCGCGGGCCAGTTGCCCCTTCATCACATCGTCGAGCGCGTCCATGCGCGCCTCGATGCCCGCGATCCTGTCCGCCTGCAGGATCGCGTCGAAGCTCTCCTCCAGCACATCGGCTTTTACTTCCAGCATAGTCACGTCTCCTGCAGTCAAAAAAAAGGGACCCCGCAGGGTCCCGCCAACACTGTCCCGTCGCGCCGTTTCAGAGCACCGCATGCACGCGTGCGAGCGGCTGCATCGGGTGCGTCACGATGCTCACCTCGACCAGATCGAGCGCGTCCAGCCGGCGCGGCTGCTGCCCTTGCGCCGTCACGACGCGATAGCCGAAGGAGAGACCGTCGATGCGGCCCTCGCGCAGCAGCGCCGCCGCCTCGCGCGCGTCCGGCGCGGCCTCGTCGATCCGGCCGATCACGCGCAGTCCGCGCGCATCCTCCGCCACCGTCTCGATCATGCCGATCGGCCGGTCCGGGCGATGCTGCCAGAGCAACGGCACATCCCGCGCCCGCCGCGCGAGACTGGCGGCGAACGCACCGGGCGCGATGACGTCGCCGCCATTGTCGACCCGCCCGAAGATCGCCGCATAGCCCGCAAAGCGCAGTCCGCCCGGCGCCTGATCCGCACGGCTCACTGCGCCTCGGCCTCCAGCCCCAGCATCGCCCGCTTCTCGTCGCGGGAGAGGAAGTCGGCCGCCGCGATGCGATCCCACAACATGCCACGCTCCTCGACCAGCGCCGGCACCTGGTTGAGGTCAACCTGCAGGCGCAGGTCCGGCAGTTCGTCCGCCAGGCCCTGCGCCAGCCCGCCGAGGATCTTGTCGGCCAGCGGCAGCACGGTCTGTCGCCAGAGCGCCTTGTTGGCCTCGCGATAGTTCGAATAGGTGCTGTCGCCCGGCAGTCCCGCCAGCACCGGCGGCACGCCGAAGGCGAGAGCGATGTCGCGCGCCGCGGCGGCTTTCAGCTCCACGAAGTCCATGTCATGGGGCGAGAGGCTCATGGCCTGCCAGGAAAGGCCGCCTTCCAGCAGCATCGGGCGTCCGGCATTGTCCTTGCCCTGGAAGACATGTTCCAGCTCGTCGCGCAGCCGGTCGAACTGGTCGGAAGAGAGCGGGCTTCCATCCTTGGGGTCATAGACCAGCGCGCCGGACGGGCGCGCGGCATTGTCGAGCAGCGCCTTGTTCCACTGCGTCGCCGCATTGTGGATCGCGACCGCGCCGGCCGCCGCGCCCAGGCATCCCAGGCCATAATGGTCGTCGGTCGGGTTCAGCGCCTTCAGGTGGATGATGGCCGTCCGGCCCGCCGCATCCTCGCTGGCATAGAGCATCTGGCGGTCGCCCGCCCGGTAGCGATAGCCGATCGGCCAGCCCTGCCCGTCCTGCTCCACCGTCACGCGGTCCGGCCGCAGGGCAAAGAGATTTGCCGGCTCGCCGGTCGGGCCATGGCCGATCTGCACATAGGCATTGCCGTGCAGGAGCAGATGCGCGGTCAGCGTCTCGACCAGATTCTGCCCGGCCGATCGGCGCTGCACCAGCCGCAGCGCCGCCTGGGCCTGCGCCGGCTCGCGCGCCGTCGCGATGAGCGCCGCGCTGCCGGCCGCCTCGCTCACCAGGCGCACGGCGCGTTGCGCCACGGGATTGGCCAGCACGGCCGATCGGAGTTGCGTGTCATAATCCTGCGGCCAGTGATCCGTGCCGCATCGGCCGAAGCCGATCCAGGCGCGCGCCAGCGGCGGGCGCGACGGTGCCGTCGCGGCCTTGCGTCCAAACCATGTCAATGAACGTCTCCCTTCCAGGGATTTGGAGATGCGCCCGCGCGCGGGCAGCACGCGGACGATGCGGCGAAACCACGCCTTCCGGATATGCGGATCGCCCGGAGGCGGTTGATCGTCAGGCCGCGATCAGGCCCAGCCCCACGCCCTTCACGGCCGCCGATGTGCGGTCGGAAACATCCAGTTTCTCATATATCCGCCGCATATAGGTATCGACCGTGCCGGGCGAGATGGCCAATATGTCGGCGATCACCGTGTTGCTCTTGCCCCGCGCCACCCAGTCGAGGATTTCCTTTTCCCGCGTGGAGAGTTGCCGGTCCCGCGTGCCTTCGTCGGCAAACATCGCGCAGATGCGCAGATGCGCGGCCTGCGCCGCGAAGTGCAGCAAGCTCATATGGCCGGGACTGATATCCACCTTCGCCTTCATCTTGCTGAGGCCGACCACCGCATTGCGACCGTTCGGCCCGTAGCAAGGCAGGGAAAAGCCGTCCGAGAAGTCGACCTCGCGCATCGCCTCCACGAAGGCCCGCTCTTCCGAGGTCAGCTCCGAACTGCGCCAGATCATGCTCCAGCGGATCGGCATGCCCGCCGCGAGCGCGGCGCGTGGAACTATGTCAAGTCTCTGAAAGTCGAAGGAAAGATAAAGATCGATCTCGTCCTTGGAAAAACCGTGTTGCAGCGGCATCGTCGCGGGTAAATGCGTCGTCGCACGCACCCAATAGTAGCTCACCGCCTGGAAACCATTCCGACCAAAGTAGCGCGTCATCTGCCGCCAAAGCAGCGGCAGGGTCGTTGCATCCGCGATCCTGTTCAGAATGTCGTCCATCCGGGAATACTCCACCCGGCGTAACCCGTTTTACATGGTCCGCCCATCGCGCTCCAAAAGCAAGCGATTCGCATCATCGCTCTCTCAAATCCTGCTTCGCATCCGTCATATGCGCCGCAGGCGGGGGGCGCCCGTGCCGCCCAGCAACAGGTCGGTCAGGCACCAGACCAGGGCGTCGGCGCGGTCCGGCGAGCGGCCCGGCCCTTCATAGCGGCCATTGGCCATCATGCCGCAAAGCTGGTCCTCCAGGTCCACGAACAGGGCTGCGTGCCGGACACGCCCGGATTCATAAGCGGCGGCGATCGGTTCGGCCCGTGCCGACTTGCCGCGGGAGGCATGCACAAGCCGCAGCGGCAGCGCGATGTCGGCCGCGCGCAGCACGGCGCCGACCATGGCCCCGCCATTGTTCACCTCCGCCACGATCCGGTCCGCCCGCCAGCGCCACGCCGCACTGGCGACCGTCCGTGCCCAGGCTTCCGGACTGGCGCGGGCAATGGTCGCATCCTCCAGCACCATGGCCAGCCCGTCCTCCGTCAGTCCCGCCACCACGATCCCGCAGGCATCCCCGGTCTCGCTCGCGGATGGATCGACACCGATCACAAGTCGGCCCAGATCCTGCCGCGCGGGCACCGGTCCCGCCGCGCGACAATCGTCGAGCAGCTTTCGCGTCCACAGAGCGCCGTCCAGGTCGAGCATCAGCGCGCCGTCCAGCTCCTGCGCGCCCAGCCGCGTGCCGCCATAGCTCCTCGCCATTTCCGCGAGGAAGGCGGGCGGCAGGACGGCCCGGTTGTCCCGTGTGCGGCCGCGTGTGACGACCACGCCCGGATCGGCCACCAGACGCCGCAACAGGGCGACGGGCCGCGGCGTCGTTGTCGCCACGATCCGGGGGCGCGCGCCCAGTCGCATCCCCATCACCAGATTGTCCCACGCGGCCGACGCGCGCGGCCATTTGGCGATCTCGTCGGCCCAGCCATGGCTGTGCTGCGGTCCGCGCAATGTCTCCGGGTCGGCCGCGCCGTAGAGCATGGCCGTCGCCCCGCTCGGCCAGCGCAACAAGCGTCGCGCGGGCTGCCAGCGCGGCCGCTGGCCCGGCGGCGCGATGGCGAGCAGGCCACTTTCGCCTTCCACCATCACCGCCCGCGCTTCCTGCAGCGTCGCGCCGACCAGCGCGATCCGCGCGGCGCCGTCCGCTTCCCCGATCGCGCGGACCCATTCCGCGCCAGCCCGTGTCTTGCCGAAACCGCGACCGGCCAGGATCAGCCAGACGAACCAGTCGTCCGGCGGCGGCAACTGCGCTGGTCGCGCCCGTCCGCGCCAGTTCCGGCGCAGCCAGTCGACGGCGTCCTCGCCAAGCTCCGCGATGAGCGCCTCGCGCAGGCTCTCCGTTTGCGCGGCGACCAGTTCATAATCCGAAAGACCGGCATCGCCGGCGGTGCCTGTGTCTGTGTCTGCGTCTGCGTTCATGGGCCATTGCGCCGTCATCGCTCGTCCCGCTTCCCATCGTCGCAGGCGATCCCGGCGACCTTCATGGGGCCGACGAGCCGCTGGCGGATTTCGTCCATCTTCATGCGCAGTTGCAGCCCGAGCGCGGCATCCGCGTCCCGTGCCGCCTCGGCTGCCCGGTCCGCGTCGTTCGCCTTTGCTGCCGCCGCCTCGGCGCGGTGGGCCAGCAGCAGGCGCAGGCCGATGGTCACGTCATGGCTGTGCACCGTCTTGACCTGCGTCACGACATCGGCCTTCGCATCACGAACCGTTTCGGTTCGCGTGACACCGTCCAGTGCGGTCGCGAGCAGACGCCATTCCAGTTCGGCATAACCATCCGCGATCGCCGCGTGCCACGCCGCGTCGAAATCGGCGTCACGCCGCCGCAGCGCATGCACCGCGCCGGCATCCACACCGATCCGCGCGCTCGCCGCCGCCACGTCGCAACAATGCCGAAGCTCCACCAGAAAGGCCGCCTTAAGCGTTCTGGTCCACCGCGGCCACCGCGCCGGACGCAAGGCTGCGTCCGCGCCACATGCCGGGCGGGTTTCCTCTTTGCACATCTGTCCTGATCCGTCCGCTCGGCGGCGGACCGATCCGTGCCGCCGACTCGATTTGCGAGCTTGCCCTTCTCTAACCCAAGAGCATTACGCTGTCAAGATAAATGTTCCAAATGGGTTCTTCGATAGCGGAAGTACCAGACCTCATGACCCTTCTGCCGGGCCTTTGCCTCATAGCGCGTCTCGGGCCAGCCGCCTGGCCGCACCAGGAAATCCGCCGCCTTGCCGGCGAGCCATTCGAAGTCCGCGCGCTCGCGCATCTGCATCAGCGCCCAGCGCAGATAGACCGGATGATCGGTGCCGAAGCGGAACTCCCCGCCGGGCCGCAGCTTGCGCGCGATCAGGTCCAGCGGCCCCTTGTTCATCATCCGCCGCTTGGCGTGTCGCGCCTTGGGCCAGGGATCGGGGTGGAGCAGATAGACGAAGCTCAGGGCGCCATCGGGCACGCGCGCCAGCACGTCCAGCGCATTGCCCATATGCAGCCGCACATTGGCCAGCCGCTGGTCGCGCACATGGCCGAGCGCGCCCACGACACCGTTGAGGAAAGGCTCGCACCCGATGAAGCCGTGGTCCGGCAGCAGGTCGGCCCGATAGGCCAGATGCTCGCCCGAGCCGAAGCCGATCTCGAAATGCAGCGGCCGCGTATCGCCGAACAGCGTCTGTGCGCTGACCGGCCCATCTTCGGGAACACTGATCGCGGGCAGCAGCTCATCGACCAGCACCTGCTGGCCAATGCGCAGTTTGTGGCCGGATTGGCGGCCATAAAGTCGGTTGAGCGTCGTCGGATCGCCGGATTTGAACGCGGTCATGCGCGGCCGCCTATAGCATGCGCCAGCCGCTGGCCAGCCCACTCGTCAACGATTGGGCGTGCAGCGCCGCCCTTCATATTCGAAGCGGTTGTCCACATAGTCCGAGCCGTTCCAGCGCACGACCAGGAAGCAGAAGCCCGGTTTGCCGATCTCGATATCGGGAAAGTTCCCCGCGCCCTTCGTCGTCAGGAAATTGGGGATGCCGATGTCGTTCGCCATGACCTTCCAGCCGCCGTCCGCCTGCTGGCTCAGCAGCCAGAAGGACTGGCCCGTCATCCCGTAGCACATGGCGCCGCCCTCGGTGACGATCGCCTCCGGCCGGCCATCGCCATTGATGTCCTCCATCTTCTCGATCGTGCCGGGCGTATAGGAGATTTCGTGCGGGGTCGGGCAATTGCCGCTTTCCCATCCCGCGCGTTGCCGGGTGAAGCCGGCCGCGCGGAAGATCGCGGCATCGCGCTGGGCATCCGCCCCGGGCGCGAGGGCGGCGGGCGGCGGCGGCGCTTCGGCTGCCTCCACCGCGGGCGCCGCAACCGGCGCCTGCGCGACGCTGCGGTCGACATAGCGCTGCCCGTCCTGGATCAATGTCCTGCTCTGGCCGCCGCTCGTCGTCTCCAGCACGAACCAGCCATTCACCGCCGTGCCCGTGGCGCGCACGCTGCCCTCGCCTTCCAGGATGCGGTGCCAGCTTCCATCGGCGGCCTGCGTCGCCACGGCATACCAGCGGCCGTCGGTCCGGTAGCATGTGCCGGCATCGATGAAGAGCGCTTCCTTGCGCCCGTCCGCGTTCATGTCGACGAAGGTGATGCGCGGGCTTGCGGCCGCGCCGCAGCGATTGGTCGGGTTGCGTCCATCCGCACTGATCGGAAAGCCGCCGGCGGCATAGAGCGCCCGCCCTTCCGCCGCGGTCATGCGCGGCGCCTGTCCGACCGCGCTCCCCGCAAGACCAGCCGCGGATATGCTCGCCAGCGCCATCATTGTCCGGTTCATCGCCATCCCCCCACGTTCAGCCATCAACACGTTCAGCCATCAACCATGCCATCATGGGCGTGCTTTCTTGAACGGTCGATGAGCGAGGCGGCTCAAATGGCGCGGAACATCGCCGCCGCCGCATCGATCGCCTGATAGGCGGCCGCCATGTCCGGCGTTTCGTCGGCATCGTCATAGCCGAAATAATCGTCAGGCCCGAGCGGCTGGACGACGATGCCGTCGCGCCGCGCGATCACGGTCAGGCCGTTGTAATAGACGCCATAATGCACGCCTTCCTGCGGCAGCAGCCATGCGATCTGTCCGCGCACCGGCACGA